TCGGATACGCAAAAGCCGAAGAAGCGCTTGCCCAAGAGCGACTTGCCAAAATCCAAAGCGACATTGCCGTCGCAGAAGAAAAAATTAGAAAATCGCACCAAGAAGACACCCAATCTTTCCTCAACATCGCCAAGCTTCTTAAAGAGATTGAAGGGCTGGATATTTCGCATATTTCGAAAAAAATAGAGATGCTGCACTCGATAAACAATTTAAATTTTGAGCCAAACACTGGACAAGAAAACAATCGTTCAGTAATAAACAACCAAAAACCAGAGGGTTAATATGAAAGAAAAAATGGGGAAAGCAGGGTATACACAAGGGGATATGTCGCCTCATGTAGCCGACTATCAAAGATCCGAATCTAGCTATGCCGAAAGAGGCTTTAGCAAGACAACAGAATATGTTGAAAGACAAGATCGCACACAAAATGAATATGCAAAAGGGCTTGAGAAGCAAGCTTACAAAGGGAGATATTCCTAATGAAAGGCTGCATGATGGCAATGAAGGGTCATCTTAAAGAGGACAAAAAAGAACTTGGCAAGATGATGAAAGCCGATAAAAAAATGGGCACTATGGTTAAAAAGGCAAAAAAGGGTAAATAATGGCGAAGTCTAAAGTAGAAATACAAAAAGGCCAGCTAGAAGCTCATGTGCCGACGATGAAAAGTATGTCGCGGCCAGAAATTGATCGCGAAGATGCAAAAGATCACGCGCTTAAAAGATCTGCAATGAACTTAATCCTTCATACGCCGAAAAAATGACCAAGAGCTTGTTTGGGGATAGAGAGACCGTAGGAACCATCTATCAACAAGCCATTCGCGAAGGCGAAAAGCATGTTGAAGTAGGCGATCTTTCAAGAGAGCTTATGAGCTCCCTTGTAGAGGACTTAAACGATGTTCTTGCGAGCAATCCCCATGAGGGCCGCCCGTATTATATTACAGTTCATGAAAGCAGAGATCTGCAGATGAAGAACTGTATTAAACGACGAATTTTGACGACTCTATATCGTCCGTGGCCCGAAGATGACACTGTGGTATTTTGGCATGATCCAAAAAGCGCGACTACGCTTTATTGCTGGTGCTTGCCGCATTGGTCCGAGTTTAAAAATATCCTTGAAAATCCCCATTTATATACACCTGATCAAGTGGCAGACGTAAAGGCGCATGTGAATTTCGACCTTTATCATTTTGGCTTTACCAAAACCAGTTTAGGTCATTGGATACCCAATGAAAACTATAAAGATAAGCCCATGATGGCAAAGAAGCCAGCGTTAATCCTAGCCTAATACCATGTCGCCTTTTCAATTTTGATATTTCTCACCCAGTAGTTTTTGGTGTGTAGGGCATCCCCTTTTACAGAACATTTGAGAGAGCAATAGATCCAGCGACTTTTCGGCAGTTCAGCCTCACAAATGCGGCAAGAACGCTTTAAAGGCGGGTTTTTACAGATTTTTTCGCTATAGACGCATCTATAGCACTTTTCTTTCCCCAAAAAGTCTTGGGGGGGTCTTTCGGTCAAACATTTCGGGCAGAGCATACACCTCCAAATAATTATTGTCTTTTAAAATTTTCTTATTTAGGTTGCAAGAAAAGGTGACAGCTAGCCTGAAATAGCTTGATTTGGCCGAAAAGCGTCTCGCCAACGCAAAAAGGAAACATGGAAGAAAGAGAAGTTCAAAACAACGAAAGCCAAGAGGTCGTGCCTCAAGAACCTATTGAAAACCATGCTGAAGCCCCAGCGGTGCAGCAAGTGGCTCAAAGAAGCGAAGAGGAGCTTCAAGAGCGGAACTGGAAAGCATTTCGCGAAAGGCAGAAAGAACTCGAAAGAGAGCTGAAAAGACGAGATGAGATGATGGAGGCCCTGCTGAAAATGCAGGCCCAGCAAGCTCCTCAGAAACCGCAAGAAGTGGATGATTTAGACACGATTGCAGATGATGATTATGTACCTAAGGCCAAGAGTAAAAAACTTGTGCAAAGGGAGTTAGACCCCCTTAAAAAAGAGGTCGAAGAGCTAAAAGCTCAGCTTCATCAACAAAAGCAAATCGAGCAGATCAACCACCTCCGGCGCCAGTATTCAGACTTCGACGAGATCGTGAACCAAGAAACAATGGCCCTATTAGAACAACAAGACCCCGAACTGGCCGATACGATAGCGCAATTGAAGGACCCGTACAAAATAGGCATGCAAACCTATAAGTACATTAAAGCCCTGAATTTACAAGCTAAGGTACCCGATGCGAGGCGCATTAAAGAAGTTGATCAAAAGCTTGAGAAGAATGCTAAAACTATACCTTCTCCTATGGCTAATGAAAAGCGACCCATGGCCCAAGCATTTAGGATGACTGAAGCGGAAAAAAGCAGGCTTTATGAGGAAATGATGCAATATGCATCTATGGCTTCAGCGGTACCTGAGATAAGCGAATAAATCTTTCGGCCTTTCGGATTAAACAACCAAAAGGCTAGAAAATGACAGTATCAATTTCAAGTATGCCTCCGCAAATTCAGCAGAGGTATAATGCGAAGCTTCTGTCAACTCCTGAACGCAATTTGATTCACAATCTTTTTGCCGTCCCTGTAGAGTTGCCAGATAACCAAGGCTTCATTGACAGACAAAGCCGCTATGATCGGCTAGATCTGTTCCCAGTTCCGCTTGATGACGCGCAAACCAACCCACCCAGCCAACAGCTTAATCGCGTTGACGTGGACTGCCGGGTTCGTGTTTATGCGACTTATATAGTTCTAACTCGTCAAGTCACGATCACAAACGAAGACCCTGTGCTGAATAGCGCCGCGGCTCGTTTAGGTCAAGCCCTCAGAGAAACCCAAGACGTTCTTCAGCGCGACAACCTGGAAGCAACAGCTTCTGTAATTAACTGCGTTGGCGGGACAAACGGCGACCTTCCGACAGAGATGTCTATCTCCGACGTGGATGATGTTGTCACCGTATTGCAGGGCAATAGCGCCGAGTACATCACCAATATGATCGAAGCCGAAAATAAGTTTTCGACTTCAGCTATTGGCGATAGCTATGGCTGCATGTTGACTTCTAGAATGATCCCTGTGTTAAACAACATCCAAGGGTTCACCAGAAAGCAATTTTACCCAAATCAAACCCGCACGCTTAGCTCTGAGTGGGGTGGCGTAAATAACGTCCGCTTCTTTATTTCTGAGCAGGGTTCTGTAACTCCTAACGCATCCTTAGCAGGCAACGATATCGCCAACTGCTTTGTCGCTGCTAAAGAGTCTTACAAAGTGGTTTGGCAAGCTGGTGGTAAAGCACGCTTTATCTACCTGCCTCCTGGATATAACAATGACCCATGTATGTTGAGACATACCGCGGGTTGTTCGTTCTACCAAGGGCAATGCATCACAAATGACCTTTGGATTCAAAACTTACGCTCAACCGGTATTTAGGGAGGAAAAATAAATGTTACCTTATCAAATGATAGCCGGTGGTAAGTTTACACTTACAACGGATTTAATTAGCTCAGGCGTAAACGTAGAATGCCAAAGCCAAAACCCACCCGATTTTGTCGTTTTAAAATCGATCACGGGGTGGGGAGAAGCCTCGGATGCTCAAGCCATTGAATGGTGGTGGGAGCGTTCCATGGGCAACGGGTATGCCAACGGGATTCTTCAATCTTCAGAAGGATCTAATCCACAGCTTCCTGCAATGACAGCCTATCGTCTTCCTAGAACAGGGACAACGGCCGTAGATGCTATTAGCGTCTATGACACAGCCAACCCTCCGACTTTTTCCGCTCTAGCCACAACAGCTATTACGGGGACAGCCGGGACCTTTATTTGCACGATGGCCGATACAGGAACTATCGCCGTCGGCGACTATGTTCGGCTTTATAATACCACAGGGGAGCTTCAAATTGCAGGCTACACTTTCCAAGTGACAGCTGTTTCCGCAAACACAAGCATCACCTTAGGGTATATGGCTAGCTCGGGAATCACCTTTGCTGCCGATGCTACCGCCGGCTCGGTTCTAAAATTCATTCCTAACAGAATGTATCCGCGCTGGAAGTATATTGCCAATATCACAAAAGCCTCGCAGGCCGTGGTTTATTTCACAGCCAAAAACGACTTTACAGTCGGTGAAATCGTCTCTTTCAGAGTATCGAGCGATTTCGGCATGGATGAAATCAACAACAAACAAGCAAGAGTGCTTGCCGTAACGAATAGCGCTACCGTCTCTTCGATCACGCTTGATCTAGATACGACTGGCTTTACTACGTTTGCGTTCCCCACATCGGCTACTGCCGCTGCCGGGGTAAGCCCTGCTGTTTGCGTGCCTTCTGCTTCGGGAGTTATCCCCGACAGCACAGGAAGCGCCACGAACCCGCAACAGCCTCCAGGAACCAACTTGCTTGATGCTTTCGACAACAGAAACGTTCGCATCATTCACTTTGGTAAAGAGCTGTTTAACGTGTCGAGCCATACCTCTGACAACGGAGATGTATGGTGCTGGCAGGCCTACAAGTTTGATTCGTATAACACGAATATCGTTACTTAGGGGCTAGAATCCTCGCCCTACGGGGCGAGGGTTTAAATTTTAAAAAATACAGGAGCTAAAATGACGCTAGTAATTAAAGAGTATAACAAGAAGCAAGTCAACCGTCTTGCCCCTCAGATATACGAGGATAAGATCAAACAAATGCGCAAAGAAAGCGAAAAGATGGTCAAAGGCCGCTTTGAGTTTGTCGATGCTCAAGGGGGATGGTTAGAGTTTGCTTACAGGATTTTTAAAGATCAGCCGATCATCTCCATGAAGCTTGTTCATGGGCAAATTTATGACCTTCCCCAGGGAATTGTAAAGCATCTTAATAACACTAAGAAAAAAATCAGAAAAATGATCCCTAACCTCGATCAGTCCGCAAGAGGGCTTTCGAGCACCTATGAGATCCAATCTAGAGTAAACTTTATTCCTTTGGATGCTGTGTGAGCCAATTTTATCCCAAGCTTGCCTACATTCAAGATATCTCGCGAGAAAAGGAGGCTGTAGTAACGTTTACAGCTAACTGCGATTTCATCGACAACGAAATCATTTCTTTAAGGGTGTCAAGAGCCTATGGCATGGTTGAGATGAATAACCTTCAAGTCAAGGTGCTATCGCATACGAGCGACAGCGTGACTATCGATGTTGATAGCACCAACTTTACCCCTTTTTCTATTCCCGTAGATTTAACCGGCACGACTCCCCCATGTGCGGTTCCGTCTGCCTCTGGAGTAGATTTAGCTAGCCCCTTACCAAGAACCATTTTAGAGGACGCTTTCGATAATATACCATGAGTATAGCCACTTTAGCCGATATCATTTCTAAGGTACGTCGACTTACCGGAAGCGGCACCAGCTTACAGCTAACAGATGCCCAAATTATTGACTATATCAACAGCTTCTATCTCTATGATTTCCCAGCCGAATTCCGCAGCTTAAAGCTAAAAGATAAATATGTCTTAAACACGGTTCAAAACGTCGACACCTATCCTTTTGACTATAATCATTGGTCCACCGTTGAGATGCCCTGTTATTGCATGAAAAGAGAGATGAAGCTTTTTACCGATCAATGGTCTTTTTATGGGGCTAACTTTAACTGGCAGCAGCAGCAAAACTTCACAAGCGGAAACGGAACAACCGGCCCTTATAGCGGGACGCTTCAAGGCACTTCAAGTGGCACCTTACAAAATGTCATCATACGCAGCTTTAACAACAATCCCATGGTAACTACGGCATTGAACCCGACAACAGCTTTCCCAAATGGTGTTCCGCCAAACTTTGGGCAGGCCAATATTGCGCGCGTGCAAAACATTTTAATCACCGCCAATACCGCTACCGGAACCTTAAACGTAAGTGATGATGGAGCGGGCAACCTTATTGGCGACTGCACTTCAGGAACGCTTAATTATCAAACAGGAGCTATTGCCAACCTGGTATTTACTTCAGCGGTGCCTTCCGGCAATATCATTCAAGCCCAATATAATCCCGTACAAACCTCGATACCGCTCGCCATTTTGTTTTATCAAAACCAATTCGTTTTACGGCCTGTTCCTAACCAGGGCTACACGATCGAACTTACCGCCTACAGGCTCCCCTCTCAAGCGCTATTGGGATCGACAAGCACCACTAACCCTAACTTAGCCGGGGTGCCGGAGCTTTTAGAGTGGTGGGAGACTTTGGCATTTGGAGCCGCTAAAAAGATTTATGAAGATCGTCTGGACCCTGATGGGGTGCAGCTTATGGATAAGGGTTTGAGCGAGCGCTATGCTCTAAACGAGGCAAGGACCTATGCGCAGCTAGGCTCTCAAAGCATCCCCACGATTTTTTCGGACCAACTTCAACAAAATTATGGAAGCTCTGGATGGGGTTTCGGCAATACAGGATCTATTTAAATGAAGGGATATTATGACCTACACACTTTTACCTAATAGCGGGCAATCCTTAGGGCAAACAAGGGCTGCTATTCGGACCAACTTTCAGCTCAAAACACTAACCACGTCGCTATCGACGCTACTGGTCCTGGCAAACACAAGTTTTTGCAGATGCCCGAACAAGGTTCCGCGCCCTCTACCGATGTCAATGAAGTAGGGGTATATCCCAAAGTAGGGGTCAACCCTGCGGAAACCGCTCTTTTTTTCCGTGGAGAGAATAACGGTTATGAATATCAGCTGACCAGTCCCGATAGCTCTTATACTGGCAGCTTTGGTTTAAACTCTAATGGCTGGACTTTCTTGCCCGGCAACTTGATTTTACAATATGGAACCGTGTCGGCTCCTCCTAAAAATGGCACCATCACTTTTCCCAAGCCCTTTAAAAGTGCTTTTTTAGGCATTCAATTGACATGTCAAAGAGATACTGCTTCTAACAGCCCTGTCTCTTATGCAGTAACTCAAGCTACGCCCTTAACGACAGCAGATTACCGCATAGAAGCCTCGGGAGCAACCTCTCTCTTTTGGATGGCGATAGGGATATGACAAGCCTACAGCAAATCCTTATTTCAGGAAGCAATGCAGGGCTTGTAACCGACAAAAAACCCTATTTGCTCAATGATCAGGCTTTTTCCACCCTGGAAAATGCCTATGTCTGGCGCGAAAGGGTGGTTAAAAGAGAGTGCGACCGGCTTTTAGGGCGTCTGAGGCGCAAATTTGCCGAAGCCTCCATAGGCAATGCTACCGCCTCCCCCTGGAATATCTTGACCATCTATGGTACCTACACGCCGCCTATTACCCCCGAAGCCACAGCGGAGCTTGAGCCGGGCTCTTTAACCATCACGATCAATGGGACTATCGTTTTAACCGACAATGGCGATGGCACCTTAAGCAGCGCAACTCCTGGAGTAAGCGGCACCGTAAAGTATACTAATGGCGACGTTGTTGTAATTTCGACTATTACCAACATTAATGGGATGCCCGCTACCGCCTCCTTTAACTACTTTCCAGGACTTCCCGTGATGGGCATAATGGACAGAGAAGTTGCAGCGATTAACGACGAGCAGACCCTTTTTTTCGATACAAAATACTGCTATGAGTATTCTGGAACCGGTTTTCAAGAATATCAAACAGGAACAACGTGGACGGGCGACGACACCATGTTTTTCTGGGGCTGTAACTACCGGGGCGCAAATCCTTATGACCGGCTCTTTTTTGTTACCAATTTCAACTTAGATACAGGGGGCTCCTATGATCCTATTCGATATACTTCAGGAGGTGCCTGGACTAATTTTCAACCTATTATTGCCGACAATCCCCCTAGTGCGGCCCAATCACTTATTTACCAAGCTAAAATACTTATTCCTTATTATGGCCGACTTCTTGCTCTAAACACCTGGGAAGGCACTACGGCAGGCACTTACACAAGCGCGAACAACTACTTTAACCGCTGCAGATTTAGCCAGCTGGGAGATCCTACGGCTGTAGATGCATGGCGCTCAGATCAATTTGGGAAAGGGGGCTTTATTGACGCTCCGACCAATGAATCGATCACCTCTGCTATTTTCTACAAAAACACGCTGATAGTGTTCTTTGAGCGTACTACATGGCAGCTTAGGTATGTGGGAGAATATGGCCTCCCCTTTATCTGGGAAAGGATTTCATCCGACTATGGCAGCGAGTCTAAAATGTCGCCTATTCTTTTTGACGAAGGGGTAGCTGCCGTAGGAGATAAAGCGATCATCTCCTCCAATAGCTTAGATGTACAAAGGATCGATCAGCAAATTCCCGACACAGTTTTTGGCTTTAGAAATTCTGAAGCAGGCATCGAAAGAGTCGCGGGCGTTAGAGATTTTCAAAAGCAACTTGTCTATTGGTGTTATGTCGACCCTAACGTGGCTGTTCCTCAAACCGACCTCAATAAATTTCCTAACCGCGTTTTGGTCTATAACTATATCAATAACACCTATGCCAAAATGCGCAATAACGTGACCGCATGGGGAACTTTCCAACCCCTAACCTTTATCACTTGGGATGCCACAGATATTTTTTGGGATGATGATGAGACTACCTGGGATGACGCTGCCGATGAAAGCCTTTTCCCGACTATTGTTAAGGGCAACCAACAGGGCTATGTGCATGAGTATGGCGCCTCGACGGTAGACGATCCTTCTTTGTGGATTTCGGCCGTTACTTTATCCTCTCCACCGGTATTAACGATAACAAGCCATAACTTAGAGGATGGTGAGATTATCTACATTACAGGGCTAAATTTCTTATTTAACAATGCTACTGTTGCGACTGACTTAAACAACCAGATCTATCAAGTTACGGTGATAGATGCGGACAATATATCGCTCTCTAAATGGGATTCTGCCGATCAAGAGTATGTCGATGACTTTTCTTATACCCCGGCTTCGGGCACAGCAACATATTTTGGAGGCGGACAAGTCACCCTGTTCCCTAAACTCAATGTAATTACCAAAGACTTTAACCCCTTCCAAAAGCAAGGAGCGCAGGTTAAGCTCTCCTATATCGATTTTCTTACCGATGTTCCGGGGAGCGATACTGCTGCCATGTCTGTCAATCTGTTGCTTAATAGCTCTCCTGTTGCTACGGGCAATGTGATCGTTGGCAATAAACAAGTGGAGCAATATCTGCCCCCCTCTTATTATCTTCCTCAGTCGGATTATGCGTGGCATCGCTTTATAGCTACTACCACCGGGCAATACATTCGAATTCAGATGACCTATGATGATGACTTGATGAATACGCTTGAAACGCATACTTCCGGCTGGGTTTTAAACTCAATGGCCTTATGGGTACGCCCAGGGTCAAGGAATGTATTCTAGATGTCATTTTCAAGCGACAACCCCTTAGTTTCCAATCAGCTCCCCATTTCCATCGACTTTCCTAAAGATCTTGAAAACCTTCGCACCGTGCTATCGGACAATTACAAAAAAACCGCTAACATCATCAATACCAAAGAAGGAGCTCTTTATCTTTATGAAGAGATCGCCTCTTTTAAACAGCTATCCAATACGACTGCTAGCCAGCCATTTATCAATTGCTACCGCAAGACCTTTGATCTAATCGCCTTAAACGGAGGCAATATTGGAGCAGGCGCCACTGTAAGCTTTGCGCATGGCATCTCTTCGTTAACCAAAAGCATTTTAATTTATGTCAGCGCAAGATCGACGGGGCCCGAGTATTTTACAGCGGTCTATCCCTATTGCTGGCTTGATGCGACACAGCTACATTTTATGAACCCATCCGCTTCAAGTGTCAGCCAGGCAATTTTCGTGGCCGAATATACTAAAAACGAATAGTTGACGTTAACATTTTCTTTTAGCATTGTGCCGATGAGGTGAAGTATGGATGCAGGGTTGCTAACATCGCTACTACAGGGAGCCTCCTCTATTTTTGGGGGGTTGACCGATCAAAGTGGCTATAAAAAAGTTTCCAATTACGACAAGGCCCAAAAAGGGATCTATAACAAGATAGGAAACTCGTTAAATCAGGGGCAAGGCTATGATAGAGCTATGGGCCTTTTGCAAGGCTATCTCGACCCTAACAGCTCTGTTTATCAAAATTTCGAAGCGCCCTACCTAAATCAATTTAACGAACAGATTGTCCCTCAACTTGCGGAAAGATTTGCTGGGTTAGGCGCAAACAGCGGCGCTCTTTCTTCTTCTGGCTTTGCACAAGCTTTGGGCGGAGCAGGGGCAGGGCTAACAGCAAATTTAGCCGGTCTTAAAGCCAATTTGCAACGAAGCTCTATTCAAGACATTTTAGGCCAATACCAAAACTTCCTAGCTAATCAGCCATTCTCCTATGTCGATCAGACTCCAGGAATGCTCTCCAATGTCTTTACAAAGCTTGGCAGCCTTCCTAATCCCTATGGAGCACCTAATTTAGGAAAAGGATCTTCATCGGCAAATTTAGGGCAAGGAAACGCTCCTTCACCTACAGCAAATACAGCACCCTCACTTATTACTCGTCCACAAAATCAATTTAATCCTTTAGGAGTATTTAATGGTTCAGTACGTTAATGCTTCTCCACAGCGCGTTGAAAGCCAAAGACAGCTCTTTAGCGGCCTTTCGCAAAGCCTTGAAGATGCTCGCCAAATGGCGCTTGAGCAACAACAATACCAAAGAAACCGAGGCCGTTTACAGCAGGCTTTAGGACAGGTTTCCGATCTGGCTAAGCAAAAAGCCACCCCCTTGCAGACAAGTCTTGCTTTTTTGAATGCGACGGCCGGTATACCAGGCTCTGAAAGATATGTAGGACAAGTTCTTCCTTTAATTCTGCAACAAGCTCAAGCCGAAGCTTCTCAAAAAGGATTTAGCGAACTTGGAGGGGCTCCTCCTCAACGAGTGCCCGCACAAGGACAGGCTGCGCAAGTCGCGAGAAATGCACCCCCTTCTTTAGTCACAAGAAGCCAGCCGCAAAATCAAACTAACAACTTTTTCCCTACAAATCTGGGGCCGAATGAAGCTCCAGGGAACTTGCCACAAGCTGCCACAGAGGGTCTTGTAAGGCCTGTTTTAAACCCTCAACAAATGATGCAAGAGGCCCAAAAACTTTTTCAAGCACAAAAAGAGTTTGGATTAACATTTCCTCAAGCCTATGAAACTGTAAAAGGGCTTAATGAAGACAATAGGCGCTTTAATGAATCAGTAGAAGAAGAAAGGCGTGCACGAGTATCCGCGCAAGAAGAATATGGCAATAGGGCCGTTGAAAAACTAGAAAAAGTTTATCCGGAAGCGACGGATGAGCAAAGAGCCATTTTTAAGAAACTCGGCGAGAAAGCCGCTAGCGAAGGCCAGAGTCAAGCTGAAATTGACCGCTATCTTGCAAAAGAGGCAACAAAGTTTAAAAATACGATTTCAAATGTTCAACAATCCATTTCGGCTCCCCGCGTGCTTAATGAGATACAACGTAAGTTTCTTGGCACCGGAAGAAGTTTTGAGCAAGCCGCAAAAGATATGCAGGTTAAAATAAAGCCTTTGTTAGAACTTGGGCTTTATGACACCGCGCGCAATCTATTAAATGATCTAGGCTATTATCCCGAAGAGCGGGAAAGTATCATCAACCCTTTATCTACGCAAGCAAACGCACTTATCAATGCGGCGCCAGGGGTCAAAAAAGAAATCATCGTTCCGCCAGGGAAATTTGATAATTTTGAGCAAAAGCTAGCTCCGGAGCAAATCGCATCGCTTAAGCAAAATTTAGGGGAAATTTTACAAAAAGATCCTAATGCCAGCTTAGTTTTGCTAAGAAAAGCATTTGAAGATAAAGGCTATGACTGGGCGTCCTTTAAAGACGCTATGAATGAATTGGTGCAATCTCAAGAGATTAACCTTACCGATGACCAATTTAACCAGCTCCCTTATTTAGACAGTCCTCCTTTAAACAAATTGGAGTCGGTCTTACATTCATTAAAGCTTATAGGAAGATAGATGAACTTGCTTACAAGCGCGCTTTTTTCAGGGTACACGCAAAAGCAGCTTATAGATTTTCTTGCCCGTAAGTTTCCTCAACATGCTGATAAAATTCGGGCCGCAGTAGCTATGGGCTTTACCCCAAATCAAGTTTTAAGCTATTTAGGCGGCGGCAGAAAAGAGGTTACCAAACAACCCCAAAGGGGCGCTTTAACCGAACATGAAAGAACGCGGGCATCTGAAAAAGCCGCTACAAGTCGCATAAATCAAGGCGCGCTAGCTGCGGGGGGAATTGCCTTAGGAGGCGTCTTAGCTAGCCGCCTTCCAGGATTGCTCTCTGCGGCAGGCTACAGCCCTCAACCGCCCACCCCTAATCCTACATTCCCAACTAACCGCGCTCCACTACCTCACCAGCTGCCCCCAGCGCAAACTTTACCTCCTGTCACCAATACTCCTTCCCCTATGCCACCGATAGGACCGCGCGGGGGAGCTACGGTACCTCAGCCGGTAAATGTACCTGCCGCCCCAGGATTACCCCCGCAAAAAGCTCTTCCTACCCCCGTCGTGGAAAAACCCGCTCAACAGGAAAGTTTAGCCTCACCTTCTTCAACAGCTCAATCCTCTCCTTTTGAAGCGACAGAAGATAGTGGGGCTATTTTAGCTAAACTTGGACTTAAAGATCGCGTTGAGAAAATGCGGCATCAAGGCAAAAGTCCTGAGATGATTTTACGGGTGCTCGACAAAGTCGCTCCAAAAGAGATGAAACAGCAGGTCAATCTTAAGGAGGTTTTAAATGATTATTTATCCCAGTCTCCTGCAACAAGACTTGCTAAATTACCCCAAAACGCAGGGATAAAGTTTAAGGGTATCTTAGAGCCTTTTGAAAATAAACCCCTTAACCCCGAAGACTATCAAACGAAACC